TTGTAAAGATCTTGATATCCAAAAGATCCTCAATGATATCACGACGTAGGTGAGCAGGTAACTGCATAAACGGAACGAATGTCGACGAGCCTAGTATGACGATCTGTGTAAATGAATTGTAGTTGAGCTTGAGTATATTTTGCTCAAGATGTATTTGATACTCACGGCGTGATGCAACTTGATTAAGTAGGTTACCGTCCTTGTATATCTCAAACTTCTTTGGCTTTTCTCCACGTATAACTTGGTATTGAGTTGATCCAATCGTAAAGTTAACCTCGCACATCAGTCCTTTCTGATTGACTGAATTAACGAGTTGTGGAATATTGATCTTACGGAAAGGTCGACCAAACAAAGAAAAACAAAGCGCATCGAGCATAGTCGACTTACCGGCTCCGTTTTCACCTATCACAAGAGTATTAGGACTCCTGTCTAGTTGTATTTCAGTCCACGTATTTCCGGATGACAGAAAGTTCTGCCACCGAACATTATGAAATCGTATCATTAAACTTCCAGGTTCTGGGCCTCAGTGTATAGATTAGCAAACAACTGATTAAGTTGAGACTTATCTACCTTTGTGTCCATTACATCAACATACTTATATAAAGAAGTCAATGTATCCTCCGCTTCGCTAATGATCTCTTCCTCGGTTTGTAGATCTGCATTCTTGTGATCATCGACGATTGATAAATGCGCAGGATTTGACTTATAAAGATTATCAAGAAATAGATCAAACCAATAAGGATTTGACTTATTCTGTACAATAACCTTTACATAAGTATCAGTATAGGAACCAAAGTCAAAGCTTTCTAAAAACTTCTCAAGTTTCATATCAGTATCATCGTACCATATCTTATGGAATATTCTATAAGGATTCTGAACAAATGTCAACATTCTTTCTTCAGAATTAAATATATGAAACCCTCTTTGATCGTTATGATCGTTCCAAAACATTTCATATGGATTACCAAGGTAGTGAATGTTACCTCTACTTGATTTGTGGTGGAAGTGACCGGAGCATACTGTGTCGAACTTATCGAATAAAGCTTTTTCTAATCCATGTGGATTTGGCATGCCACGATACATCTCGAAACCTTTGATCTCAAGGTGTCCGAATAATATCTGAGCCTTTGTGTTCTTAATGAACTGCATTGACTCTGCATAGTTGGAATTATTGATCCACGGCAACATTGCTATATCACATGAGTCAAATGTTACATTCTGTGGATCGGAGTACACACTAATTAGATGATGCTTATCTCCAAACAGCTCGTTGAGTGCGTTGACCTCGTTTGTATTACGATAAGGGATATCATGGTTACCTACGATAGCGTGTACCTTTATGCCACGATCGATACATGGCTGAACAAAGATATCCTTGAACTCTCGCAATGTTACATAGTTAATAAACTTACGTCTATCAACAATATCTCCAAGATGAAATATTGTCTTGATGTTGTGTTCATCTAAGTAAGGAAAGAATACTTCCTTATAAAATTTACCAAAGTATCGTAAGAATGTCTTGCTATCGTTTCTTGCACCAAAGTGCGTGTCAGTTATAACTGCTGCTAACATTAGTCCTCTATCAAGACGTCGATGGCTGTAGAAGTTTTGTTCTTCTTACGACGTTTTGTTTCTTCAAAGTTTTGTATAAAGTTTCCTACATGATCCTTGCTCCACTCGCTCATCTTACCCTGTGGAACATAACTGTCATCATGGCTTTGCGAATCACTCGTAAGATTCATTACTTCCATTTCACCCATCAGCTTGTACTTAGTATACATCTGTTTCTTTTCCTTCTGTATGCGTCGAAGGAATGCATAGTAAATAATTTGAGTAAAGTATGCAAATGGATTATGAGACTTCTCAGGATTAAAATTATCGATATACTGCAGACAGTTTTCTATACCGTCTGATATCATCTCTTCTTTAAATGTATAGTTAATAAAGTTTGGTTTATGAGACAGATGTACAGCAATCTTCATTATACATTCGCCTACATAGTGAGAAACAACAGGTCTTTCCTTTCCTGCCGCCTCTGCCTTTTTAACCTGTTCCTTATAGTCAATCATGGCTGCAAGGAACTCTTTATTATTTACATAGTGCTGTGACTTCTTTTTTGCCATTAGTGCACCACTATACTTGTATTAGAAAACTTTTCGTATAAAGCCATTGTTACTTCCTCTTCTTCAATATCACGCTCTTCATTTGCAAGGCCTATAGATTCTTCTTCATCGCTTAAAGCATTGATAGCTTCGAAGTAGTAGTCCTCAATGTCCTGTGTAGGTTTTGAGTACATCAGTATATGGTTTTGCTTTAAAGATAGCAAGTGATCTTCAATAAACGGAATCCACTTTGCAACTCGAACAGCTGCTCCATTTACACTATTTTGAACGAACAACTGAAGAGGCTTATCTAAAACAACATACTGATCATCGATAGTATCCACGAAAGATACTATGTGTTCTCCTGATACTAACTTAAGATATAAAACATCCATTGTATTGTCCTCTATAAGTTAATGTTATAGATCTTATAGTCAAACTCTTCATCGTTATATATTTTAATTCTTTCGGCAAAATGTTTCAGTGTATAGTTTACTTTGCTCTTATTTCGTAAATCATCGGCTATGTCGTAGAGAGTTGCCTTATCTTTTGACTGGCCCTTTCGCAGACCACGGCCAATAGACTGCAGATTACGTATACGAGACTTAGTGGGAGAAGCAAAAATAATGTTATGAAGATTGCGAATATTAATGCCAGTACTAAATGTACCGTATGAAGCAATGATGATTGCGTTTGCTTCTTCCTCGGTGATAGCCCGAATCTTTTCCCGTGTCTCTGCATTTGTTCCACCGTAGACAAAGAATACCTTTCTATCGTTTTCTGCTACTTTATTAATTTGATTATATAATATTTTGCCGTGCTTGTCAACATATTGAAATAACAAAAGTGTATTACCACTTAATGATATAGCAAGGTTCTGTATAAATTTATTTCTTTTAAGATTTCCAACTATGAAGTCGATCTCGTCCTGATACTTTAACTTACTTACTTGTTTTCTATCGTTCTGATTATACTTGAGAACAAGTGCTTTAATTTTAAAGTTTGCAAGTACCTCTTGATCGATGAGCTCACGCGTCTTTACAAATTGTTTTGATCTTCCGAACAGTCCCTCGAGTACTAACTTATGAGTTTGTGTTCCATCAAGTGTTCCTGTAAATCCAAACCTATACTTACAGTCGATTAGCTTTGTCATTATCGATGTGAGCGACTTTGCTTTGAAAAGATGACACTCGTCGCCGATCACAACATCATACTGAGAGAAGTAATCCCTACGCATCTTATACAGAGACTGCCAGGTCGATACAACTATTCTGCAATCTGTATTCTTTTCTTGTCCACTCATAATCATATGAATGTCGTTCTCATCCGATCCGTACTCAATGAAATCAGATCTCATCTGATGGACTAAGGACGTCGTTGGTACTACGATTAGAGTCTTACAGTCACCGTACCATTGAGTTAGGAGCCATATAATGAACGACTTGCCTGAAGCAGTTGGAGAAACAAGTAAACCGCGATTATTTCGTACGAGATGAACGAAACTGTCCAACTGATAATCACGAGGATCGAACGAAGTTTGGAGAGAAGTGATGAATTGTGCTGCATCGACCCGTGCAAGATTCTGTAGTGTATCAATGTTATCCTGTATATCTATATCGTACTCACGTTCCTCAGCAAACACCTGCACATATGGTAGAAGACCAAGATACAGTTCCTTCGTCCTTGCATTGTATAATCGCACCTTTCCATCCCACATGCGATTGCGATACGCAGGCATAAACTTAGCGCCTGGTACCGTGAACGTAAAGTAGTCAGAGAGCTCCTGTCTTATAACAGGCTCTGCATCGATCTTCATATATACTTCGTTTTCCTTCGATACAATCAAGGTATTCGCCTTAACGTCATTATTGCCCAGAAGTAAATCGGAGGAAATCCAGGCTGTTTTTGATGACATAGCCCCTCGTGTTTATTGCTTTTATTATTTCTTCGAGGATATCAACCAATTCCTGCTGATACGCAATCTTCGTATTCAGCTGGACCATTTCAGAATCACTTTCTACATAATGAGATACTTCCTGCTTGAGTCTTTTGAATTCATAAGGTTCACGACCCAACTCAGCAAGATCCTCAGGATTATTTAAATCGCCTCTGTAGTAATCGGTAAGGCGAGTGCTTAGTTGTTTGTGCTTCATCTTAAAAGCACGAAGCTTCAATCTCTCATCTGAGAAATGCTTCAAATACTTACCATGTAAGAGAGGAATGTTTAAACTTTCTCGTGATAGTTCGGTTTCATCAATCTTTACATCCTCTTGCCACATACTAATAATATCTTCAATCTTCATATACCGAAACTTTCTCCACATCCACAACTTGAAGTTGACATTGGGTTCTTAACCGCAAGGAACGAACCACCTAATTCATTTACATAATCAACCGTACTACCTAATATATATAACTCTGCGACCGGGTCGACAACGAGTACATCATCGATAGGATCACTCCAATCTACACTCGGATTGTCAGACTTTAGTCCCCATATATATTGAAATCCGGCACAACCTCCACCCTGTACACCTAACGATACATAATCATTGCCACGTACTGAATTGAGATACTCTTTAGCGGACTCAGTAATAGTAACCATTAGATACTCCTATTGCAAAGCCTACAAGGCAATTATAACAAGATTAATGATAATGTCAATAAGTTATAGTCTTTCAATCGAAAACTTACGATATCTGAATACTACTTCAGCTTCAAGGTATTCTATATCGGTTTGAGTGACATCAAACTGTAGAGGCGTAAGAGATAGTGGAAACATATCTTCAAATGCTACTCGTATATGTGGATTGCTGTTTGATGTAAGTATAAGAATGGAACCATCCGATAATTTTTCTGGTACATCATTGAACTGTGCAAGTTTTTCTGGATGACCAATAGATATTAACCAGTTATGTATCTCCAGATAGTTATTCATATCTTCATCAACTCTGAATCTCAGGTTGAATGGCTCGTACGTAATTCTATCACCAAATCGTGGCAAAGCACCTACTGGGTTCGGCTGAAGAATTTCATTCATTGAAATAGATGGTAGAGCTGCAGCCTGACAAAAGTACTCGAGGTTAGGAGCACGATTCATAATGAATCGAAAACCGAGCGGTGACAGAAAGTTAACGTTATCAGTAACTGTTGCCGATGTATCTTCAACGAACGTATTTGTAATTACTGCCATGTTTTAATCTCTTTTATGATCGCCTGGTTTTTCTGAATAAGCAACCTGCACATCCTTTATCACTGCATCTATATTGTGATGCCAATAATTTAAGAACTTATGCACCCGTGGTAATTCAGGTGTAATGTCCTTTGTCTGCCATATAAACTGCTGAACGATATCAGTATAATCAGGCATATAGTATGTAATGTCAAGTGTAACTAAGTTCTTACGTATCCACATAACCTACTATTTATATAATCAACAAAGACAAAAAAAGAGAGGGACCGAAGTCCCTCTCTAAGTTTATAACAATCTTTTCTTGTTATATGCCGGGGCGGCTTATTACATAAGATTGCTGACCGTAACGATGCGGTAGTAGATGTTCTTCTTCTGCGAAGAAAGCGCACCGTCAGCTGCCGTCGTTGCGAAAGGATTAGCGACCATGCCGTAGCGAGTCTTAAATCCGATTTTTGGTTGGAACGTATTCTCACCAACCGCACGAACCATCTGCAGAGGAACGTATGGGCAGTAGAATAATCCGGCATCAAAGGCAGAAGCACCTTTGTAACCGACCGTGACGTATTGATCTCCACCAGCAGAGGCGAAGTACGGATCGATGTAAACCTTAGTCCGACCGTTGAGAACACCAGCAAACGTGTTGCCTGTATCGTCAACATTCAAGTTCGAGCTAAGAGCAGGTGTATAATCGAGAACACCGGCCATCTGCAGAGCAGATGCAACATCCGAACCACAGATCATTACGTTACCTTTACCGCGGCGGGTAGACTTGGCAATCTGATTGGCTTCACGCTCAATCTGGAAGACAAGACCTTTAAACCGCTCAACACTCCAGCGGCCGTTGGCATCGACGTCGAGGTCGAAAGTACCAGCCGTTGTCGTATTGTCCTGGGCACCTGCTGTAGCCGTGTAGTTGATCGTACGAACAACTTCGCGGTTGATCTCAGCAAGAATCTCAGCAGACAGGATGTTGCTGAGTTCGGTTTCAGCGTCGAGACCGTGGATGGCTTTAAGATCTTGAGCCAACTCCATGGTGTACTCCGCTTTCAGCGCGCGAGAGACGGCCGTGACGGCAACCTTCTCGATGCTGAATGCCATTTCCGAAATCTCGTTCGTTGTGGCATCGCCGAATGCTTCAGCCGTAGCAGTAGAAGCACCAGTGGCAACGGTATATCCAGAACCGGAAGCACGATCCGTTGGATCGGAACCTGTCTGAACCGTAGCAAATCCGCTTGTGTCAAGCGCGTTCTTAATGTTAGCACCACCAACCGCGTTGTTCGAAGATGCAGAGAACGATGTGCTTGCTTCGTTATAAAGCGCTTCGTTACCAGACTGGCTGGCTGTACGAGGACGCATAGCGAAGATCAAGCCCGTTGGACCCGACATCGGTTGAACACCGCAGATATCGTATGCGATGAGGTTTGGCATTGAACGACGAACCAGCGAAATAAGTACTGGATCGAAGATATCAACAGCACCCGCCGCAGCCGTGGAGCTCGAGGCACCCATAGCGTTGGTTGGCGCCGCTTCGCCGAGTAGAGTAGGCATTGCATAACCACCCGAACCCATAGCGGATTCGCGTGAAGCCTTCTCCTGGTTTTCTAGAAGAGTTGCTGTGACGGCACGACGATGAGGATCCTTAATCTCTCCGAGGTCGGGATGCTCAATGACTGGCTGCCACTTCTTCTGTAGTTCTTCAGATAGGAACATCTTTTGTTTCTCCTTACTGTAAAATATCAGCCTTCATATTATTTATAAAATCATTATTTTCTAGCAGACTGGGAAATGGCAGCCATGTAGGCTCCCATGGCACCGGTCGGACCATCCTTCTCTTCATCAAGAGAGATCGGACCATCTTCATCATCGACGATAACCGTATTGGTTTCTTCATCAATATCAAAATATTGTTCTCTTAGCATTCCAACTTTCTTTTCGAAGTCTTCGGCTGAAGAGAATTCAATTCCTTCTGCAAGACCGCGGAGTTTCTCGATCTGACTCTCAGTAAGACCATCTGCGGCGGCAGAAAAAGTTTGATCTTTCTCGAACTCTTTCACGCGGTTCGAGAGATCAACACTCTTATCGGTTTCTTCATTGAGCTTGGACTCAAGTTCGTCAACCTTTGCGATAAGTTCTTCTACAACATCGACCTTCTCTTCTGGAATGTCGACATAGTGTTCTTCGAACAAACCTTTAAGACCTAACATAAAGTCTTCGACCATATCAGCGCGTACGCCTTTCTCGATCGCAAGTTTGTTTTCATCGACCCATTCTTGAACAACATAGTCAAGATATGAATCAACCTTTTCGGTAAGTTCATCGATTGTTTCTGTACGAGCAACTTCCACATCGGCTTCAGCTTCAATGGCAAACTTTTCCAGTTGTTCGTTGACCTTAGATACGACAGCTGCTCCGAAGATCGTTGCAGCTTTTTCCTTGAACTCCTCATCGAGTTCAGATCCTTTAAAGATCGCATCGACATCATCTTGGATGTTAATATCATCTGATGTAATCTGAGCAAGCTCACGTGGAGCATCGATTACTTCTTCTTCAGATTCAATTTCTTCCTTCATATCTTTATCGCCATACATGGCACCAAGCATTGATTTATAAGCGGCTTGAAGATCTTTCTTCTTCATACCGTTCATATGACCCATCATTGCATTGATCATTGCCATCTTTGTCTTAGGCATCGGATCACCTTTGCCCTTTGGCTTCTCATCCGTCTTTACGGCGTCTGAATCTGGTACTTCGGACTGCTTATCGTCGGACTTGAACTCTAAAAGATCTTCATCTTCTGAAATCTCTTCAGGAGTTTCAAGAACCTCTTCAGCGTCCTCCATAACTTCAAGTTCTTGTTCGGACATCTGTTATCTCCTTTATGAAATAATGCTTCATTTCCATTTATTTATAATATCGCCATCTTTTAGAGTTGCTTCAAGAAGTTTTCAAAGGCTGCGATCTTTGCTTCCTGTAGATCATTTCTTGATGCTTTTTTGATTTGTGTTTGAGTTTTCTCAATGTACTGAGGAACCCAACGATCGTCGACTTGTAACCATTCAACTCCTTCCATAACACCCTCTACGAATGCATCGGGTGCAGAAGGATCGGCTACAATATCAGCAGCTGTTGCCAACTGAAAATCTGATGAAACAATATTTGTTCCATCTTTACCTTGTTTCAGAGTACCCATACCTCTTGATGAAACGCCGAGCTTAGCTCCTTCATCCATAAGATTCTTTACGATCTTACCCATAGGAGTTTCGGTCATTATTTTCGCTTTACCCATGATGTTATTACCATCCTGGTGTAACTCTTTCACCATATGTGATACGCGTTCAAGATTGATAGTCGGACCCTGCGGATGACCAAGTTCTCCATACGCACGATTCTGCTCGACATATTCTTTGTTATATCGCTTAACTTCTTTGAGGAGAGTTCCGATAGGATACATACGACCATTGCGGTTCTTAATCTCTCCCTGCATAAAGACGCCCTCGATGAAATAGTTCTTACCACCGTCTTCCTTAGCTTCGGTGATGAACTGAACATCAGTGTCGATCATTTCGGTGATAAGTTTCATTTTACGTTCCTATTTCTTTTTTATTATTTATAATCAATAACCCTGCAAGACCTTTAATCCCATCTTTCGACCGGAACTATCGTGCTGAACCATGATCATGAAATCGTGCGTGCCTGGATCGAAAGATCCTTCATCCGATACCATCGAGTAACCAGATGGTAAAGCACCGAGTAAAGCTTCTATGTCGCTAGCCCGATCAGTATCTGATGAAGTCCACGAATCCATTTCTGATGCATCCGTTGCTTCACTGTTTCTAATTGCATTCTTGATTTCTGTTAAGTTTGCCATTTTCTATACCTGATATCTTGTAGGTGCATTGTCATAAAGAATTGCTGCTTCAGCTGCACTTACTGCCTTATTATAAACTGCGCAATAACCGACGCCGTCATTTTGTCCCATTGGGAATCTTGGGTTGCTCAAGTTAGCATCGAGCAAGCTACAAAGCCAGTGCCAATTATGTGTT